AACAGTATCAGAAGTACCATATAATAACCCAGAATACGCACATATCAATAGCGTAGGAAGACAGTGGATATTCCAATTTACTTTAGCACTAGCAAAAGAAATGTTAGGGTACATTAGAGGTAAGTATGCAACAGTCCCAGTACCGGGTTCAGAAGCAACTTTGAACCAAGCAGACTTATTAGCTGATGCAAGAAGTGAAAAGACGGAATTGCTTACTAATTTAAGAAGTATGTTGGAAGAAGCATCAAGAGGAGCACAGATGGAAGCACAAGCACAAGAATCTGACTTTCTTAGAGCTACTTTAGCTCAAGTACCAATGACAATACACGTAGGATAATGAAATTAATAACGATATTAGAGCAAATAATTTTTAATACCTATGAAGGTATGGTACGTATAATGTACCAAGAAGGTGAAAGCGAAGATTTAGCAGAGCTGTTACGTGCTTTACCGGGGGTTACCACTGTAACTAATGCAGGATCAGCAGCAGAAATGTCAAGTATGACGTTTAAGATAAAGTTAATATCACAAAAAGGAGGAGAAGAAGCTTTTACCTCATTTAAAACTAATGCAAAAGAGAAGTACAGTAATATAATTAAGTTAGAAATCGCAGTAGAAACAATACAGGAAAAATAATGCTATTCGGAAGTAACAGAGACTTTGATTTATTTGTTAGTGTTAACAGAGAACTAATAAAAGACATTATTGAGCAAGAAGTACTATACTATAAGCTCAGTATTGCGGATACTAGTGTAAACATATACGGTGAAGCACTTCAGAAAACTTACTTAGAAGCAGTTAAATTAAATTGTTTAATAACTAGAGGTGATCAAGTATACGATGTAGATGAATTTGGACCTGATTTAGGTAGGGAAGCATCATTTGCATTCCTTAAGCCTGATTTAGAAGATATATCTACGGTACCAGAAGTAGGAGATATAGTAATGTGGCAAGAAGATTACTACGAAGTAGACGTAGTTAAGGAAAATAGCTTACTATTAGGTAAGGATAATAAATATAACATCGATAGACCTGGAACACATGGTTCATCTATGTCAATTATAGTAGATTGTCACTTAACTAGAGCTGATAGAGTAGGACTTAATAGACAGAGAATGTAAAATGGCTAAAAGAAAGAAACCTGTACCAAAAAAACAAGCAGAGATAATGAGAGATCAGATATCTCCAGTGCTTCCTACAGGAAAACCTATTATACCGGATAATAAAAAGAGAGAAAACCAACGTACTGTTAAAGGAGACAAAGTTAAACAACTTACAATAGGTTTAAGAGATATAGATGAAACTATTATCTATTACTTTAATAATGTAATTAAACCATCAGTAGTCCAGAACGGAAATAAAGGAATCGTACCAGTAATGTACGGATCTCCAGAAAGATGGAAAGCAGTACAGAAAGATGGCTTCCATAGAGATAAAAACGGTAAGATACAGGCTCCTTTAATTATGTTTAAAAGGGATTCTGTAGAAAAAAATAGAAATCTAGGTAATAAAGTAGATCCACGTAACCCGATTAGTTACGGAATATACAAAAAAGCTTTTTCTAGTAAGAATATATACGATAAATTTAGTATATTAACTAATAGAGAGCCTATTAAAGAATACTACGGTGTAATAATACCTGAATACGTTACTCTGACTTATTCTTGTATGATTTTTACGGATTATGTAGAGCAGATGAATAAGATAATAGAATCTATTAACTATGCATCAGATGCGTACTGGGGAGATGAAGAGAAATTTAGCTTTAGAGCTAGAATAGACTCATATACGACTTCTACAGAATTAACTCAAGGAAATGAAAGAGCTGTAAAGACTAATTTTACAATAGTGATGAACGGACATATAATACCGGACGCGATAAACGCTACTTTAGCAGGTATGAACAAATACTACTCTAAATCATCAGTAACTTTCGGGTTAGAAACAGCAGGTACATTAGAAACAATACAAGCTTCTGCTAGAACAGAAACTAAAGATGCAGATTACAGATTTTTTGACTCAGGAACTGCAGGCGTACAGAGTCAAGGTATGACAGAGGATCAATTAGACTATGTGACTACTAACTCTACGGTAGTAGCTAATTTTGCTACAAATAATGCAGCAATATTTCAAAATACTACAGTACTTGAAGTACCTAACGGGTTCTCATCAGGTCCAGAACGATTCTCTTTATATATTAACGGACAGTATATGTTACCGTCACTTTATACAGTAACACAAACAGGAAATGATGTTAGTGTGGTCGTACAAACAGGAGCAACAGAGTATTCTTTAGATAACGGAGATCAAATAGTACTATCAGGTAAAATTAAAACTACAACATAACAGATGGCATTAATACATTGGAAACAGATTGATGGTGACTTAAGCGGCTCAAGAGTCTTAACGGGAAGTCTTGTAGTTTCCGGAACTATATCAGCAGATGAATTTATAGGAATAGATCCAACAGCTATATTTACCGGTTCTATATCAGCATCAGTATCTCCTACAGGAAATGTCTTTACAATCAAGAGCGGAAGCAATGATTTAGTAACCGTAGATGAAAACGGTAACGTAGTAGTAGAGGGTACACTAACAGCACAAGAGTTTTACACTGAAATAGTAAGTGCATCTGTAATATTTGAATCAGGATCAACCTTATTCGGTAATTCATTAGACGATACACACCAAATCACAGGTAGTTTACTTATATCAGGAGCTGATGGACATCAAATATCCGGTTCATTAACAGTAAGCACTACAGAATCAGGCTCAACAGCAATAGTTTCTAATAATACAACAGTAGGTTATCCAACTTCCAATGAATGGCAAGATAATTTAGATGGATCTTACTTTGATATATTTAATCATAATACACATATATCTGAGATATTAAGATTTATGGCCGGTGTAATGAGTTCATCTTTAGATGTAGCTGCACCAACACCAAATACAAAAACTTGGGGAAGTACTTCTGTTAATTATAATATAGGTAGTAACATCCATAAAAGCCAAGTACTACCAGGTGTCTTTAATGGAGGACAAATAAGCTTATCAAATAACTGGAGAACATCTGCTTATATAGACAGCACAAAAACAGGTTCATTTGAAACCATACAAGAGTACTTTATAGGAAAAGGGTTTTTACTTAATAGCGAAACAGGAAGTGATCATGCAGGAACTAACCCACTGTCCGATGAACAATTTAGCAGGGTACCTACACAAGTACTTAGAGAAAATAACTTCAACACCCTTACCGGAACATTATCAGCTAATGCTACTGGAACTACTTTAGCGTCCTCTAATGCATCCTATTTTGGATTAGGGCTATTGACAAGTGGACAAGCAACTAATGTTAGAGTAAAAGTAGAAACAACACAATCATTTAAAGATAACTACTCTCAAAATAACTTTAACGCAAGCTCAGCAGCTACATACAGTACAAGTTCATTTTCTATATTTAATAATGATCAATTTAGTACAAACAACGGTATAACAGTGTCAAAGATAGAGACTACTCAACCTGCAGTAATACCTGCTGCATACCAAGATGGTGACTTTACTATGACTACAGCAGTTACTGGTAGAAAGTATACAGGAGGAGCAACAGCAGCAAATAATATATCAGCAAGCGGTTATTACAAGTTAGACAGTACGGTAATAGGTCTTCAGACAGGTTCACAAGTTGGATACACAACTCAAACACCGGCAGACAGTGCAACAAGCTTTTATTTATACCACGATGGACCTACTGATATAAGAATAGGATCACAGTACATATCAGCATCAGCAGATCTAACAAGAAATTCAATAACAGCAACATCAAGATCATTATCCGGCGCACCTTACCTACTAGATGTAGACTATACATTCACTTTTTCAGGAGAAGTAACCGGAGCTTTTGATCCAGGATACGGTGGCAGTGGTAATCCTTTATATGTATTTCAACAAGTAAATGACTGGAATAATATAGGTGCTACTTCACTTAGTAATGTATACCTTGGAGTAGACAATAATTATAATATACAGCATAGTAGTGCGATACTAGGAGTATTGTCAGCTGATAAAAACACTCAACGTAATGTTGGCGATATACCCTATATAGATGATATAGGATTCATATCCAGTTCGTTTAGTTTTAACCTTAATAGTAATGTAGATAATACTCAACTAACTAGAAACCAACAAGAGGCATTAAACTACAACTTGAGTTTTAAATTAAGAGCTATGCATGGTAGTAAGGCCTCTACTACCTTAAATATAATCAGCGATACACAGAAGTTTTACGATAACGCACTATTCGGTCAGAGTAAGACAACACTTATGGCTATTTACAGCAGAGCACAAGGATATGATGCAAGTAGTTTAACAGGAACATCGGAAAATTTCTCTGGAGAAGATCATA